AACATTGCTCTTGCTGGCACAGGGGTTGGAAAGTCTTTATTTATGTGCCACATGGCTAGCAGTGTCCTCCTCCAAGGAAAGAATGTCCTCTACATCACTCTCGAAATGGCAGAGGAAAAGATTGCGGAGAGGATCGATGCTAACCTACTTAATGTTAATATACAGGATATAACAGATTTACCTAGACCGATGTTTGAGTCTAAGGTAACTAATCTTGCTCAAAAGACACAAGGTACTCTTATCATTAAAGAGTATCCAACTGCTTCTGCACACAGTGGACACTTTAAAGCATTGTTGCAAGAATTATCATTAAAGAAATCATTCAGACCAGATATTATATTCATAGATTATCTAAACATATGTGCATCTTCAAGATACAAAGCAGGAAGTAATGTTAATTCTTATTCGTTTATTAAAGCGATTGCGGAAGAACTTCGTGGTCTTGCTGTCGAGAGTAACCTACCGATTGTTAGTGCTACTCAAACTACTCGTTCTGGTTTCGGTTCTAGCGATGTTGACCTTACTGACACTTCAGAATCCTTTGGACTCCCTGCTACTGCTGATCTTATGTTCGCTCTCATATCTACTGAGGAGTTGGAAGCATTAAATCAAATAATGGTTAAGCAATTAAAGAACAGATATAATGATCCTACTATCTTTAAGAGATTTGTTGTGGGTATTGATAGAGCAAAGATGAGATTGTATGATGTGGAACAGAATGCACAGGATGATATTCTTGACAGTGGGCAGGAAGAGGAGTATAATAACGAGGAGAAGACACCTAAAAAATCATTTGCAGGATTTAAATTTAATTAAATATGAAAGCACCAGAAACAAAAACAACAACTCATGAAATTCTCGAAACACTTTTGAGAATAGAACAGTTATTAGAAAAACTCACAACATCTAAGTAAAATGACAAAGCAAGTTGATACCCAAAAGTATACTGAGTTTGTAGACGCAGTAACATCACTTACTAGTAAAGATTCTGAAGCATTTTCAGTTCGTTTAAGAGGTCTTTATGCTAAAGGACTTCCTGTAGAAAGACTTCTTACTGCTGCAGTAGGAATGTCTGCTGAGTCTGGTGAGTTTACTGAGATAGTCAAGAAGATGATATTTCAGGGTAAACCAGTAAATGAGGATAACCTATTTCATCTTAAGAGAGAACTTGGAGACATTATGTGGTATGTTGCTCAGGCTTGTATGGCACTTGATACAGACTTCAATGAAATCATTGAGATGAATGTTGACAAATTAAAGTCACGTTATCCTGGTGGAGAGTTTGATGTTCATTTTTCAGAAAACAGAAAGGAGGGTGATGTATGAACTACTACGCATTATTAAGTGTTTCAGATAAAACAGGCATTGTCGATTTTGCAGAAGGATTAATTCGTGCTGGATATACTCTTATATCAAGTGGTGGAACTCATGCTGTTCTTCAAGCAGAAGGCATACCAGTAATGAGGGTGTCTGATTATACTGGTTCCCCAGAAGTTCTTGATGGAAGAGTAAAGACATTACATCCAAAGATTCATGGTGGTATTCTTGCTCAACGTGGTAATCCTAGTCATGATTTAGATCGTAAAGTAAATCGTATTGAATTGATTGATATTGTTGCAGTAAATTTATATCCATTTAAAGAGACAGTGGCTAAACCAAATGTAACTCTTGAAGATGCGATTGAGAACATTGATATTGGTGGTCCTAGTATGGTGAGATCCGCAGCAAAGAATTATAAGGATGTTGCTGTATTAACTAACCCACATCAGTATGGAATTTATCTTGATGCAATGAATGGTAATATATCTTCTGTTACTGTTGAGGAATTAAGAAAGCAATTTATGTTAGAGGCATTTAAACACACTGCTGAGTACGATGCAGCAATTAGTACATGGATGGAAAACAATGCATGATTCTTCTAAGTTATTAACTGGGTTAAAATTTAAACAGAAGTTAAGGTATGGTGAGAACCCACAACAAGAAGCAACTTGGTGTGTTTATCCAGAGCATGGGTTATCATCAGCAAATCAATTGCAAGGTAAAGAGTTAAGTTATAACAATCTTATAGATTTAGATGCAGCCGTATCAACAGTAAAGGAATTTCCTGATGAACCTGCTGCTGTTGTAATTAAGCATACAAATCCTTGTGGAGTTGCTATAGGAAAGACAATAGATTCTGCTTTAACCAGAGCATTAGATTCTGATAGAGTCAGTTGCTTTGGTGGTATCATTGCTTTGAATAGAGAGGTAAATACTGAGTGTGCTAATGAAATAATAGGTGCTTTTTATGAATGTATCGTTGCTCCATCATTTAGTAATGAAGCGAAGGAAATACTTTCTGCTAAAAAGAACCTAAGATTACTTGAGTTGGATATAGATAATATTCAACTAAAACCATATAACGTCAGGAGTATTCTTGGTGGAGTATTGGTACAAGAAAAGGATAATGAACCAGCAAATGTTGATGACTGGAAAGTTGTAACTGAAAGACAACCAACAATTCAAGAAAGAATTGATTTAACATTTGCTTGGAAGGTTTGTCGTCATGTTCGTTCTAATGCTATCCTCGTTGCTAGTGATGGTGCTACATTAGGTGTGGGTGCAGGGCAAATGAATCGTGTTGGTTCTGCTAAGATTGCTTTACAAGCATATACACAAGTTAGTGGTGCTGCATTAGCAAGTGATGGGTTCTTCCCATTCGGTGATACCGTAAGACTCGCATATGATTATGGTATTAAAGCAGTCATTCAACCAGGCGGAAGTATTAAAGATCAAGAATCTATTGATGCTTGCAATGAGTTAAATATGACTATGATATTCACGGGTAAACGTCACTTTTTACATTAAACAAATGATCTTTCTATCAAAACCATCAGTATATAATCTGCCTGGTACATGGGAGAAACAACCCATGATTCAGCATCTTAATTTAACACCTGAACAGGGATTTATTTTATTTTTTGGTTTACTTCTTTTTGGTTTAGTTGGATGGGGATTATATCTTACAGTGGGAGCAGGTAAGAAACAATTAAGAGATCCTATTGATGAACATGCCAAGATGCATGAACTAGGTATAGCACATGGTCATGGTGGAAATAAAGAGGCATATGAGATGTCTGGAAAACTAAAGCATAAACATGATGATACTATATAATACAGAGTATCAAATGTTACCATGAGAGACCAACTAATTAAAGCACTATTAGCACATGCACAAGGAGATATTCAGAAGCATGTTGCGAATGTAGAAGTTTATTTAACCAACCCTGCTGGTATTGGTGAGCACTCTAATATTGTAGAAGCAATTGAAGAAGAACTTAATATGATTGCCAAGTATCAAGACCAGATAGATGTTATCAATAAATACTTCAAAAAGTAAAAGATGAAGGAGGTGTCATAGGTGGGATTGGCAAAAGGTGGATTAATAGAAACTAGAACTGCAGTTCAGAATGCAGCACCGAAAGGAACTGAAGCTCCTTTTACTGCATTGATGGAGAATTTTCCTTTTCCAAATGATGTATGGGCTGATGCAAAAGTTCCAACTAGTCCTAATAGACCTTGGAGAATATTGACTGCTACTGATAATTTTAGAATATTAATGCAACGTAATAGGGGTGGTAAGAAAGTTGCTCCCCCTCCAAGTATGAAACCTCGTACTGCTGCCAGAAGAAGGGAAGCAGTGCAGTTTGAATTTGGTGCAAAGAACCAAAAATTTTTATTTGTTGATGTTGGTCCTGCAAGAAATCCTACCAAACCACAGACTGCACAACAAGAAAGAGGAAGTGCTTGGATTTTTAGAAGAGTGTTGAGAGATAATGTAAGATATGATAGTTGGAGATCTATTATGAATGATCCCAAGTATTATGAATTGCTTGATGTATTTCCTAATGTAAGCCCAGAATGGTTGAAGTCTTATTATAAGCAGAATGTGAAGATGATTGATGAATTTAGTGATTATAGATGGAATGAATTTAGTCGTGATGGTGGGTTTATGTATTATATTAGTGATTTTGTTAAAACTAGATTTGGTATTGCTAGAAAAGATACCTGGAATACTGCTGATATATGGATGATTCGTGGTAAGGAAGAAACTTATATAAAGGAGATTGAAGAACAATTGCCCGATAATCCTTCACAGACTATTAGGGAGTTGAATATGTTAATGAGAAGTTGGTTTAAAAATAGGAAATTGGTTGGAGTATCATTAAAATTAATTTCTGGTAGCACAGCAAATTGGAAAGAATATAATGTAGATGATTTGACTCTTGATGAGAAAAATAATTTTAATTTTGATGATGCAACAATTTTAATGAATTTTATGAAGGTACAAAAGGATGGTGCAGATACTTTTGGAACTCAAGATACTACTGTTAAATTGGGAAGTGGAAGAAATAGATTTAAATTTCAGATAAAAGATTTGAGTGGAAAACCACCATTTGGTAATTTAAAATTTGAGGGTAGTGATCCTAATGCACCAGCAGCAAGAGCAGGTAAAGCACCTGAACCTTTTACTCAACAGATTTTTAAAGATTTGGGATTAATGTTTAGGAATGATAATCGTCGTTATGCTCCTGATGCTGATACTTGGAAGATACAAAAACCTCAATGGCAAAGAATATTCAGAATAGTTTCTAATGCTGCAGGAGTGGAAATGAAAGGAACAGAAAGTGATTTTATTGAAATAATGGATGCAATGTATCAGCACGAAAATGCAAGAGGACCTGCTCGTGGTCCTTGGATTGCTCAAAGTAAATTGATGCAATTAGATTTTATCTATGCTATCTTTGATCAAATGAATGCTACAGAAAGAAGAGAATTTTGGACGGACATGACTTTTCTTTCCTTAAGATTGAGTGGTAATGTTAAGAAAGGGTTTTTTGGTCCTTTTGGAAAACTTTACTAATGGATAAACAAATAAAAAAACTTATAAAAGGATTTGAATCTAAGTCCAAAGGTAAGGATAGGTATAAAGATTTTGTATTTTATTGCTATAACTGC